CTCTTAATGCTTTCTTCGAGTTCAGCAATGCTTGAGTCTTTTTCTTGAACTTCAGCCTCAAAAGCTTCAACCTTGGAAGCAAATTCTTTATCTTTTGCTTCTTCGATTTTAGCTTTAATAGCTTGATTCTCAGCTTTAGCAGTAGCAAGTTCAGCGCGAACTTCTTCCAACTGCTTTTCTAGCAAATTATCTGACATATTGAATTCTCCTATATTAAAATCAGAATTGTCATCTAAATTGAAAGCAACACTCTTTAAAATAACACTTCTTGGATTAGCTGGTTTGGAGACAAGTCCTTTACCAGAAAAAGCAATGTTAGAAAGTGCGCGACCTAGTTTATACCCTTCATATTCTCCATTTCCACCATAAGCTCTAAGGTGTTTTGTTAGAAAAGAAGATTCTTCACTTCTAGCTAAGATTTTCTTATCGCCATTATCATTAGTTAAGGCGTAATCAAATCCAGCAAAAAGACACTCCATAGAGACATACCACTTACCTTGCTCTATTTCTGAGATTATTTTCTCCATTCTCTCACGGTTTTCGTCACCAGTCCAACTGTTATAAAGTACAGCTTGAGTAATAATATCAAAGTCTTCAGGCATTTCTGCATCATCAGCAACAGCCTTTCCATCTTTTGTTAGTACATAGCTACCAGTAATATGTCCAATGATGTCATTTTCATCATGCATAAAATTGAACTGTTTATCTTCAGGTGTATTCCTAGCTGCCCAAGTTGGCTCTGGCAAGAATACATCGTCATTTTTATTCCAACCGCAAGATACTAAAACAGATTCTAAATAGTATAAATCTATTTGATCTTTATTTTCAGCGACAGCCTTAGCTACAATTTCTTCAGGAATTTCCTTTTGAACTATAGCTTCAGCGCAATAGGCAACGCTAGCGGTACTCTTAATGAGATCGCCAATGCCGTCGTTGATTTCATGTTGATATATTTTTATAGTCATAGTTACCTCTACAGAAAATATACACTAAAATTTATATTTTTGAAAAAACAGCTATTTTTAGGCTAAGACAAAATCAATATAAGCAGCAATAGCGGACCTTTTATATTCTTCTATTGACATGTATTCTGTGCTAATTTTATTGTTTTCAAGATGTTTTCTGAATGATTCTGGCATTTTCTTGTTGCCATACAGCGCTTCTTTGAATTTAGAATCAGTCAATTCAGACATTGGCTTTATATTTAATAAAACATCAAGTTTAATTTTTTCTAGGTCAGAAACTTCAGCCTTTGTCAAAGATCTCATATTCTTTTTATTGGCTATAGATAAGAAAGCTTTGTTTAGATTATCAGATATATTGTCATAGGATTTGTTAGCCCAAAGTATAAGTTCTGCTACGCCAGGTTTAGACCTTGGGGTTTCTCTTCTTTTTTGTCTTGGCCCTTCGTCTAATTTATTTGGTGGTCTACCATTTGGATTAACTGGCTTTTGACTTTCTTTTCTTTCTGCCACCTTTTCATTTATCTCTGCTTGCTTGTCCATTTTTTCCATCTCAAACTCCTTGTTGGGATTGTGGAATGGACTTGCTTTTTCCGGCAGTTTATCTGCATTTCTAGCCTTGTCCTCTCTTTTTAGGCGCATCTTCTCGACAGAAGGAACTTCTTTAAATCTCTCAAGAATAGTCTCATGGGATATGATATCTCTGTCAGCAAGCTGTATCAATAGATTCTTTTCAGATGATTCATCAGATAGGCTCATTTGGTCATAAACTATGTGCGCTGGCTTTCTAAAGCCCATAGCTTTACGGACAATCTCTATTTCTCTTTCCCAGAATTTGGTTAATTGATCTCTACCGTACTGTAATCTCTCAACAAGTGTTTTTAGAGATATAAAATTATTAGTAAATCCACCACTTTGACCCGCCATGCCAGTGAGGGTTGGAGGAACACCAAGTCCAGCGTAAATACTATTTAGTACAGAGGTGTATTTCTCTGAGCCTAAGAACTTATATACCTGGCTATTGGACTCACTATAAGAAAGCTCTGGACCCCAAACCAATTCCATTGTACCTCCACCAACATTACTAGCTAGTATATTTCTTAATTTATTGATGGCAGTTTTATTAGGTAAGATTTTATGGTCTAGATTACCCAATGTCCAAAGACGGATATTAGAAATCGCACCATCTAGAGCAGACATGTCAGCCAGTCTCATCTTTTCAAGCATAACAATGTCATCAAGAATAGCATAGACAAGGGGGTTTGCCCACCTCTGCCAGTCATCTTTCTTGTAGTAAGATATAGACAGTCTCTCTTTGTCTAGTTCTATCTTCTTTTCTCCTCGTTTGATAGCCTGCTTGACATTTGGCGGTAACGTATCAATGACATGCGCAGGTATAGAACCTTCTTTGAAGTTGTCTAGGAAGGCTCCAGAATCTATTTCATAGTTTCTAACACCCAAGAACATATTAATGTTACCATTCTTCATGTCAATATTCAGTGGGTTAAAGAAATTATATCTCCAAGGTATTTGATTGCGTTCTATTTCTGGCAACTCTACAGTAATATCGTTTGCCATAGACTTAATATATTTAGTTATGTCTGGGGTAATATTGGCATAGCTCTTGTATACAATAGCCTGACCAGTTCTGTATAGGTTGTTTAGGAATCTTTCTGAGCGCTCCTTGCCGTCAATCTTCTTAAACCATTGCTTGAAAAACTTTTCTACACTTTCATTTTCGTGAACGATGTTAATACCTTGACAGCCAAAGTCACCCATCAGGTCAATTATGTTGCGGATGATGCCAACCTTGTCGTAGGCGTCCATGCACATCTTGATTATTTTCTTTTGCTTAGTGGGAACTTGTTCTTCGGGGCGGAAAGCATAGTAATCGTTATAGCCAAACGAAGGTCTTACCGACCTATTTGGCTCGATGTCTATAAAATCCCTATAGAAATGCGAGGCTTTTGATACGCCCTCGTAAGCATCTAGAGATCCAGAAAATTGTTCAAAGGCATCTTTTTTGCTCTGCTGGTTGCCTTCGTCCCATGTAATCATATGATTGTCGTTCATTATTTCTCCAAGCAATTGGAATGTAATTGGAATACATTTATATTATACACGTTAATAGACATCTTTCATAGAATTAGTAAACCAGCTTGGTCCAATGTATAGATCTTTTTCTTTTTTCTTTGATTTTGTACTAGTAGCAAACCCTCCATAGAAGTTATATTCTGCTTGCTCTGGGGTTCTGTCTATAATTCTGGCTGCCATATTAGCCATTAGTAGGGATGAATATCTATCTTTTCTCTGTTTACCTTTCTTTCCGGTTCCAACAACAGTCTCTGGTGTGTCCCATTTGTCTCGACCGGAAGCTGTTTGTGTCATTTGAATCATAGCTAGTTCATCCTTCAACTCTTCTATTTCCATTACGCACTGCTCCAGCGTGTCGAACATCCTGCCTTTCATGGCGTCTTCTGCGCTAGATATGCCCAAACTAACAGAGTCGAATCTTGGGAAAAGCAACGCCCTGTCTTCAAAGTCTTTCCTCATTCCATGATTTGCCTCTGCTAGCCACTCGTGCTTCGCAAACTGGCACATCTCAAGTATGTGTAAACCTTGTTCTCCGTCCGTATCCTTTGGTTTGTCATCGTCTATAACCGGCCATATTGGTAGCTCACCTTCTTGTATTTTATCTTTATCGTGTAAACCCTCCATTACAGCTATACCACCACCCTGAGCGTCTAACGCTATATGATGACAAGGAAATAGTTTCATAAGATCACGGATCTTTCTAACGCAGTAAGCATAAAAGTCTGTCTCTTTAGAGTAGCCTCTTTTCACTTTCTCTTTATGTTCGCCTCTGTTGGTGGTCCAGCAATGAACTATTCTCCTATGACCATTGTGTAATTCTAATACAACGATACTAAAATTATCAACCTCAGATGCAGGGTCAATACCAAATACATATCTCTTATCTTTATCTCCCATTAGTTTAGCTTCAAATACTATAGGTTTTTTACTTATATCTAAAATAGCTTCTTTGTTATCATTACCTTCATTAGCTACGCATTGTTCTATAAGGGTTCTTTTAAAGAATCCTTGTGAATCGCGCGTAAAGCACGCGCCAAACTCCATTTGATAGATACCAGCATGAACTGTCGCCTTGGATCTAGCGACCTGTGAGGCATCCATAAAGCCTTCTGGGAGCAATTCGTAAGGAATACGGATTATGGAATAATCTTTCCAGTTAAAGTCTTTGGGTGGATCTTCACCGAATATGTCTCTAAGTCTAGCTTGTTTGCCTTGACTTTTAATTATAGCTTTCCATTTTTTCCAATAGTCAGCAAAATGGTTAAAGTCATAATAAGCAGTACCGCTTAGAATAATTTGGTTGTCTTTCTTTTCTATCATGTCGTCTGTAGATTCTTCTATTTCTATTCCTAGCTCTTTAGCTTTTTTCCTAGAAGCAATTTTCTTGACATTCTCAATAGGATCTGAGCTAACGGCAGCGAAACCAGCAACCACAGTCTCAAAAATATCTCGCGGGATAGAAGCAAACTCATCAGATATAATATCATTAGCACGCTGCCCTCTAATTTTCTGTCCGTCTCCAAGAGGAAGACAAGTAATACGGGATTTATTAATCCGCATAACACAACGGTCCACATCCCTACGTGGTCCACTATTCGCATCGCACATACTCCTTAAAATGGGCGCATTGTTCCAAATTGTTTCCATGTACTCAAAAAGAACTTTAGATTGACGAAAAGCTGCGCCCACAACAACAACCTTTCTGTCTGGTAATATAAGCGCTCTAATCATTGAGTATAATGATAATATAAATGATTTACCAAAACCACGACTAGCTATGAGCATTGGGAATTTTCTGTTCCACATTTCACACAAGAACAAAGCTTGAGATGGCAAGATATTGATATTAAATACATGTTTACATAAAAAAGAGAAATACTCCGGCCTTGTCATTAGCCATATTAGTCTTAGGTGGTAGTCTTCATCATTAAAGCTAACCATTTCAAATGGATTAATTAAGTCCTCTTTTTTAACATCATCTAAATTAAGCCAAGCTTCGTCTATGTTTTTTAAATTATTGCTCATTTATAAATCCCATCTACAAATCCGTAGTAAACAGCTTCTTCGGCATCTAAATACCAGTCACCGTCTTTCATTTTTCTTTTGATGTACTGTCTAGTTTTAGACACGTTGTATTCTCTTTCTAGAAAAAATTCTCCAAATTTAGAGCATTGCTCTGCATAAATTGTTATCATTTTTTCGGCATTGTTTTTATCTACAGTCGAATAGTTCTGAGAGCTTAGGAAATCACCAGATAAATCCGTTGAACCAAAGTGGCACATAAATATGGCATTAGGTGTTATAAGCCTCCTTCGAGCCGCCTGAATTATCACAGTACCCATAGAGCATAATTGACCATAAGCTATAAAGGTTGTTCTACATTTACAGTTTTTTATGGCATCGTATATACCCATTCCAGAATACCAACAACCACCAACCGTCTGCATATGTATTGTTATTGGCTCTTTGCTTAAATTCTTTAGTATGTTTATATTTTTTACAAAGTTCTGAACCATCCTATGATCTACACCAGCTCTGTCTCCAGAGTCATCAAATTCATTTAAGTATATTTCCCTATTCTTTACGTCTATATTATAACTATGAATTTCACCAACGGTATCTCTATTAGCTGTCATGACTACTCCATACTATATTTTTCGTTAATCCGTTTTAATATACTAAGAACGGTCCATTTAGCGTTCTTTTTAGAGTCACAAAATATAACATTAACACCGTGATTTATTTGTAGCTCCATGAGATATCTTAACATGTATTTATTAGTGATTCTCAGATTTTTAATTTCTTTCTCAGGCACATCTGATCCTTCTGGAAAGTCCATTAAGTCAGTAAGTGAAAACTCTAAGATTAGAAATCTATGTGGGAATTCTTTCATTCTTTCTATTTCGGCGTCAAATCTACGTCTGCTGACACCAACATTATTTGCTAGCTCTACCACGCTAGCTTTTCTTTCCACGCAAACTTTATCTTCAAGACCTTCTACACTGTAGTCACCAGTGTCTAGTTTTCTAACTACCATACCTTTACATACATGGTATTTTGTTCTAGCGGCTTCAAAAGTGTACCCTTGTTTTTCTCTTGTATCTTTTATTATTGTGAATGGTCTGATTTTACCCATTGTTTTTTCTCACTATACTCTGAAATAAGGATTGATAGAGGGTCTCGTGACCCGTTACTTTACAGTGACACCATCGACATAGTGTAATTCCGTTATCAACGTCAAATCTCAAAGCTGAAGCGCTAGCCCATTTTCTTATATGGTGCGCATTTAGGTATTTCTTCTTTTTGCAGCCAGGCATTTGGCAGCAAAAGTTATCTCTTTTGTATACTTTTATTCTCCAGTCTTTATATACAGGGTCGTGATAATCTCTTTTACTCATGATAAATCACTCATAACCATAAGTCTTACTAAATCTTCAAATGAGTGTTTAGGTTGCCATTTTAACTTTTCTTTTGCTTTACTACAATCTCCACGAAGATAATCAACTTCTGCTGGTCTATAAAATTTTTGATCTATAATAATTAGATTTGACCAATCTTCAATACCAACAGTTGAAAAGGCTATAGATAGGAATTCTCTTACAGAGTGGGTTTCTCCAGTACAAATAACATAGTCGTCTGGACAATCCTGTTGAAGCATCATCCACATCGCTTCACAGTAGTCACCTGCGAACCCCCAGTCTCTAAAAGCGTCTAGGTTTCCAAGTCTGAGTTTTGGGAACTGTAGCTGTTGTTCTCTGTTCTTCCTTCCTTGTACATAAACTTCATCTTCATCTTCAAGAAGATCTTGAGGTAAAACCCCATTGGTATTACACCACTTGATAAAATCACCTATCCATTTAGTTATTTTTCTAGTTACAAAATTTTCGCCACGTCTTGGTCCTTCGTGATTAAATAAAATACCAGCACTGGCATGTAGACCATAACCCTCACGGTAAAGTCTAGTCATGTAATGGGCGGCACATTTAGAAATAGCATAAGGGCTTTGAGGTAGGAATTTAGTGTCTTCGTTCTGGTATTTGCTTTCAGATGTCATACCAACCTCTATGTCATAGTTGCTACCAAACATCTCACTACTGCTCGCTTGATAGAATCTAGATTTTATCATACCTAAATCAGCCATACACTGTAAAATATTAAGGCAACCCTTACCGGTTATATCCCAAGTTAATGCGGGTTGGCTGAAGGATACAGCAACATGGCTTTGAGCAGCTAGGTTATAAACTTCATTGGCATCTTGGTTCTCTCTGAGGATATTTATAACAGAGTGGGCGTCTGTTATATCACCGCTTACTATCTCTAAATTTTCATTACTTAGTAAGTGAGTGATTCTAGATGTAGTTTCTACGCTAACCCTTCTAGTTACCCCTATTACTTTGTAGTTTTTTTCTAGTAGGAGTTCTGATAGATGACTACCGTCTTGACCGGTTATTCCAAAAATTATTGCTTTTTTCATATTCCTAGTTGTCCTTATTGTTATTTATTTCTAAGAGAAATACAATATATATTTATGTGTGCTTATGTATCAATTGGTCCTGCGCGAATCAAGAAGCTCGCGATTTAAATGATACGTATTTATCAATCTATTATAAAATCTTTTATGTCAAAATTTGTCACTGGTCGAGTATGTCCATCTATCTGAAAAAATACTGGACCCTTTTTTGGTGTTAAAAATAATTCCTTTTGCGAGTCATATGCTAATTCTTTGTCATGCCAGTTGGTTATATCTATTGATCTATCACATAAATCTATGTAGTATTCCGCAGACTCGCGCGTTGGTACTAGTATGGCGTGCGCAGCTAGTGAATTCTTAACTCTATAGTATTCATCGTTGTGCGATGTAAGCTCAAGCCTTCCTTGTCCGGCGTCATGTAAGCTTAATCCAAGATATATCAGTTTAGCATCTTTATCTATCTGTAAGTCAAACGGAAAGTCGTGTAAAAGTTCAACGTCATCTTCTAGTATTAAAAGTGGAAACTTGTTTGTGTCTACTGCAAGCTGTGCCGCTCTCCTGTGTGCGCCTGAAACTATGTTTACAGTAGCAACACCATCTTGAACTGGGACGGCAAGTCTTTCGTATGGCAATCCTAGATCTGTTAATTTTTCTTCCATTAATTGACGCTTGCCATTGAAGCTAGGCTTTTCGGAGTTAATGTAACGAATGTATGAATCTGACAGTTTACTCATCTACCAATACCTTTTCGCCACTTATATTTATTAATTTGTTTTTATATTCCTTTAATTGCTCTCTTACGGAGGATGTATCTAGCGTCATACTTCTTGTGTACCCTATTCCAGATTTGTCACTTACAAGAAAGGGAAATTTTTCTGTTTTCACTACGTGAGGCTCATTGAAATGAAAATATTTATTCAAATAACTTTCGTCGTTCCAAGGCGGTTCATGTGGTATCTTTCTATCTTCTATCTGCCACTCTCTTAAAAGTTTACATAGCTCTATTAATTTATCTCTTTCGCCCCCAAAGAAAGCGCCGTAATAGTACATTTGTGGGAGGTCTGTATCTTCAGGGACATAAGCTTTTGAAGCAGGGTTTCTATCAAAGGGTTTTGAGTCTTTCATCCAGCACCTATTTCCATAATGCTCACCTCCTACTAGTTCTCCAATAAGATTGGACATATCAAATTCTTGATTAACACTTGTGTCTGCATCTAGGTAATAAATGTAATCAACGTCTTTATTTGCTAACTTAATTATATTTTTAAATTTAGAATTAGTACCCTCAACCCAGTCTGAATGAGAGTCATGATAATATTCTATGTCTATATCACTTTGTAGATAATCTTCTGGATCAGTGTCAGAAAAGAAGAAAAAGGTTACTTGGTCATCACCTTTATAAAAATGATAGAACCTCTTAATAAACTTAATTCCTAGCACAAAGTATGAATTGGTCGCTACAATTGCTATTCCTATTTTTTTCATCAATCTCTCACTGTATCTGGGGTAAGGAATGGTTGGTCAACAGACTCGTCAGTATATTTATGAAAAACAGAAAGACGCTCTTTTTCCTTCTCCATAGATAATCTCATCTTTTCCATCATCATGCCGTACTCTCTAGTGATTTCTGGGTTTGTAGCCAAATGAGCCAGCCAGCTTGTAAAATTATGCTTACTGTCCTCCAATCTCTTTACTCTTTGCTCTCTGGTCGCCTTCATTTCTTTCAACATAGAGTTCTTCTTGGTCTGAAGTTCTCTATAATCTTTGTTTAAAGACTCCTGAGAGGCTTTGTAAGAGGCTACTTGCCGCTCCATGTTAAATATCAAATCTGCGTCTTGCGCCTCTCTAGAGTGCGCCCTCTCAAGCTCTAGCATAGTTTCCAGTCTCGATATTTCTTGTATATTTGTTTTATTTCCCTCAAGAGATCTGTTCATAAGTAATTCTAGCTTGATAAGGTCCACTACTTGCATTTCTTCTGTTGGTGTGACATCATCTTTAAATTGAGAAACCACCCTAGACCAGTGGTATTTAAAAAGCTGTAGCTCTTCTTCTGTAAATTGCTTTTTTAATTCATTCCAGTATGGGCGTATTGTAAGTTCATACTCGGCTTGTTTTTGTGGATCGTGAGCATGAAGCCAAGAAGGGTTTTTAAAATCGCCCTTAACAACTTTACGACGTATGAATTCAAGAACACTGTCTGGGTCTCTGTTTAATTCCCTTGCTAATTTCTCAAACCCAGCCTCTAGATTCTTTTTTATGTAGGATTCCTCTTGTTTAGAGATCCTGCCCTTCTTCATAGTATCCATGATCTTCTAGAATCTCCTGTGTCTTTTTTATTATTTCTTCCCGTCTAGATTTAGCAATGTACACATCGTTTTGCATTTTTAAATAATCTAGTCGCATACTAGCTGGTAATTCCTTATCAATAATTTTAAGTAGAGATTTTCTATCAATTTCATCCAACCAGTATAATTTAATGTCTATCCAGTGTTCAATCCCGTTTTCATTATCTAGCTGCGCAGGTTTATAGACCTTTGACCGATTGTCATCACTACAAGCTACAAAATGATTGTCTCTCACAAAATTCTTCAACCTATTACTCAAATTGGCTGCGAGAAAGTTTTCAAGAGGCCGCTCTTCGTCGTATCGCTCCAAAGCTTCTATACATATGATATTTGCCTCTTGTATCATATCTCTGGACTCATAGCCATAAAATGTGTACTTAGGAGCAGAGCGCTCACATACTTTCTGTATAATCGCCGTAACCTCTTGTTCTGTCATATTTGAAGGTATTTTCATTTTTCACCCCACAGTAATGCTCGCCACTTCTTTCCATTGTATCCCTCAAAACATTTATCCCTCTTATTGTACCTAATCATGCCCTCGATAGGTTTGCGGGTATTTTCTAATAAGATAGACCAAAGCTCTTGTTGATCTATGGATTGGATTGTACCGTTTAGACGGCCAAGTAGCGTTGAGTCTTGAAGCTCAACTATAGAGGGGCATCCTGCTACTTCTGTTGCTAGGACTGTATTAGGAGTGGAGAATAAATCTCTATAGTCTTGGGGGACATATGTCTGTATAAATAGTTTTTTATTTTCAGTAAATTTTACAGGTTTATTGGTACGTCCATCTATATCTGATATGACAGTGACCCTTTTTAAGAAGGTGGCCCTTTTATTTTTTACCAAGCAACCTATGCCTCGCTCAACTTCTAGCTGGTTGTCTGGCTGTTTTTTAGGGTCTTTATATTCAACTATCTCATAAAAGAATAGTTCATCTGTCTGAAAATTAGATTTTAGGCAAAATTCAGTTAGTGCATTTGCTATATACTGAAATGGACATGGCACATCTTTTAGATCAGCCACATCTAGTAACTGTATTTCATTTTCTTTTTGTGTAGCGCAGCAAAAATAACTATTGCTGGTCTTTTGTCTCATCTTTTCCATTGAGTAGATCCTGTAGCGACTTATCTTCCTTATCTAATTCCTCGTTCACAGCTTTTTTAAGGGCGGCAGTTGCCTTGCAGCAGAGAGTTGCTTTACATGACTTTATGCGTTTATTCATTTCAAATCCTATTTAAATGTTATCTGTATACATATATAGTATACACAAACAAAGACTTTTATATAAAAATCTTGAAATTTAGTATAGAAAAGGGTATTATTGGTATCAGTATATCTACATACGGATATCAAGAATTTAAATCTATATACAAAGCTGGACAATAAATCTCGGCCCTTAGTGTTCCCGCAGGGCATCTGGTATAAAAAATTTAAAGGATGGTTAGGAGTTGGACTCAGGTGTTACCCGCGCCTGATACATTTGGCAGACGGTCGGTTTTAGTAATAAAAAATTAAGTAAGAATTTGCTTAGTTGTGAGTTGTTGGCTCTCACCCACAGGATCAAATCCAAGCAAGCGTCTGGTTGGTGGCTCACTAATTGGTATCTCATGTCCTATCAGGTACTTGCTTGGTAGGATAAAAGCTAGGGGTTTATACAGAGGGCAAAATTATAGGGATGTGTATATGATTAAATCACCATGTACTGGGCATTGTAGGGTCAAAGAGGGGCATTGTACGGGCTGTTTTAGGACGGTCGAGGAAATATCTAATTGGAGGAGTATGGGTGAGCAAGAAAAAAGAGAAGTTTGTTTCAAGATATGTAATAGACGATCAAGTGTGCAAGCAGTGCGGGACGAAGGTGTTTCTAATGATGAGCAAAACTAAATTCAAATGTGTCCTTTGCCGCGC